TCACTTATCTACAAAATTAATCTCAAGCTTCTTGCCACAGGCTTCGGCATATTTGATTAAAGTTGAAATGCGATAATCAAGTTCTTTTCGTTCAAAATTAGATACGACGCTTTGACTTACCTTCATCTTTTGGGCAATTTCTTCTTGTGTAAGCCTTGCTTTGATTCTAGCTTCGATAAGTTGTTGTTGTAAATTATAATAAGGCGTCAATCTATCCCATTCAGCTTTAAATACTGGGTCTTTCATTGATTCTTGCTTTAACTTTTCAAAATTCATTTTGACTCCTTTATTCGTTTTAAAATCTTTTTTGCTTTTTCTAACTCTATTCTTTGGGGTCTTTTGGTCTTTTTTGATAAAAACTTGAAAAATGATAATAACCTTATCCTTTTCATAAGTAAAGAATGCTCTAGCAATTCCCTCCTCGCTTTTAACCCTGATTTCAAAAAGTCCATCTCCAAACGATTTAACATGTGGCTCTTTAACTAAATTGCCTCCAATTTCTAATAAGCCGATAATCTTTAAAAATCTAGCCCTAATTTTAGGAGGAAGCTTTTCAATTTCTTTATCAACTTTTTCATTTAAAGTTTCAATAACCCACAAACCTAATCCTTAGACTTAAAGATCTAGAATTATATCTTTAAACATATAAATTATAGCTTAAAATATATAATTCTATTCTATATCCAAACCTTAATTACCGCTGAATCTACCTCTTATAATTCCCTCTATTTTCCCCCTCTTTTTCTCTTAATTTTTAGCAGTCATTTTCCGACAAACTCTCAAGAAAGAAATGCTGAATTACCGCTGAGTATAATAGTTGTAATATCCCTTAATTACCGATTAATCACAACAATTGCACTTCATCTCTCTAATCCCACATAGAACAATCCTAAGAGTTTGTTTTTATTAGTCATTTAATCATCAAACTGCATTGTTTTAAGATATAAGATTTTGCATCAATCTTCTCTTATTTGTAACCCTAAACTGCAGAAAAATAGCCATTAAAAATATCAAGATTTCAAAAGAGAAACTGCATAAAAAAATAATAAAGAAATTGCAATGAAAATTCAATCTTGAAATATTGAATTAGAAAGAAAATAAGAAAAAAGAAAATCAAAACAAATAAAGAGCTAAGACTAAAAGATTCTAATCAAAGAGTTAAGAGAGATAAAGAACAAACCAAATATGTTTTAGGTTATCTTAAGGAATAGTTTTATAAGATTACAGAGTCCTCTTTCTTTTAGATTTAAGCCTTTATTGTTTAAAGCATTCAATTTGTACCTTTTTAAAATTTTATTTTTGTTCAGCTTATTCTAGTGTTTTCCTTTTAAACCTAAAGAAGAGGGGGATCCCCCCTCTATTCGGGTCCTTCCTAGACCACCCCCATCTATTGCGGTTGCCCCTCCCCGAAAAAAGCAGACTTATGATTCAAAAAAGTTCAGTTCATATTCATATGGAAATCAAATTTTAAAAAAGCTTCTGAATCAATTTTAAACACAACCACTAATATTTTAAAAGTTATAATGTTTCAAACCTCTTTAAACGTTATTTAAACGGCGTTTGAATGTTTTAGCAATAAGGCAAACAATACCCTGATTACAGACTTTCACACTTGACAAATTCAAAAAAACTCATCTAAAAAATTCCTGATTTTTATATGAAATGGGTGTTTTTTAGAGTTCATATGGCATTCAAATAACTTAAAAGAATGATACCTTATGAAACATAGCCAATAATTTTTAATAATTTTCTTGATTTATTACTATCCATTAACTTTAACTACTCTTATTCATAAGTCCAAATGTTATAATTTTTCAAATAACAGACAGGATAAATAATGAACCCCACCCTCTTAAGCACTCAAATTAAAACAGCACTCCAAGCCAAAGGCTTTGCCTCCACAAAAGAGAATGAAGCTTTTATTGAAGTGCTTTGTAAAGAAATCATCAATCACATTGTTACTCAAAGCACGATTGTGGTTACCACCACAGGATCTGCCACTGCTCAGACTGGCACAGGCAAAATCAGTTAAAGGAAGACTTATGTTTGGAGAAGTCTCTATCTACATTGCACCCATTACCCAAGTGCAAGGCAATCAGGTTAAAGTGGATATCGTTGGAACTAAAACCGATTTTATGACTTATTTAAGCACAAATAATCCTTTTAAATCTCAATTCATTCCTCCCCAAGTTGGTGAAAACGCTTTAATTTTTCATTTTAAAGAGTCGGATTTATTCTTGTGTATGGGTTCCATTCCAAAACCCAATCCTGAGTTATCTGCAAATAAAGAAGTTATCACCTACAAAGATGGCACCACCCTTAGCTATGACTCTGGCTCCCATACATTAGAAATCCAATCAAAGGCTAATATCACAATTAACTGCAAGCAAGCCCAAATTCAAAGCGATGATGTGAAGATTGAATGCAAGAGTGCAGATATTAAAGCAGACTCTATCAATCTGGGAGATACAGGTGGAGGTGGGGTGATTACAACCCAAAGCATCTGTCCTTTCACAGGGTCTCCCCATACTCAAGGCTCAAATAAAGTAAAGGCAATATTATGAATCAAACAATCAACACACAAAACAATAATAACTATAAACTCTCGATTAATGAGAATCTAAATCGAATCTTTAAAACTAAAAAATACTCCATTCCATTAAATCCTAACTTTGGGCTTTCTTATGATTGGATAGATAAACCACTCACACCTGAAACAAGATTAGCCATCACAGAAGAGGTTCAAGAACAAATCAGACTCTATGAGCCAAGACTTAATATTCAAAATATTGCAGTTGGATTTGAAGATTCTAAACTCATAATTTCTATCAATTCAGACTATCAGGTTGTCCTATGATAGTTTCAACCAAAGAACTCGGAGAACTCATCGGCATTACTACAAGGCATATTTATTCATTAGAGAAGATTGAAGTCTTTAAAAAAGAAGATAAAGATGCTTGGGATGTTGCTTTAAACTTTCAAAGCTATATTAAATACAAGACTGATAATGTTGATGAGGGTTCAGATTTAGGTAAGGTGCGTTTAGAAAAAGAGAAGATTGAGAAAAAATTAAAAGAGATCCAATATCAAGAGAAGATTAGCGAACTCATTTCCATTGAAAAAGTTGCTAAAGAATTAGAAGATATTGCGATTACAATATCCAATAAGCTCTATGGAATTCCCCACCATCTAAAGAGACGACTCCACCTAGACAATCAGCTGATAAATGCTCTTGAAACCGAAATAGAAAACACACTCAAAGAACTCAAAGACCCTGAAATCTATCATCAAAAGGCATTAGAAGTGCAAGAGAATAGAGAAAAAGAAAGAGAAGAAAGCAGGGAGAGGGATACAGATAACCAACCAAATAACCAAACAGACAAGGAGAATGAAAATGAGTAGCTTTACCACGCCACTAAAAGGCGAAATTCTAGACAACGGCAATCTTTTAATCAAAGAAGAGTTTGATTATTATAGAGAAGAGAATAACGATGAGGTGATTAAAGTCCCAAGAGGATTTGAATCAGACTTTGCAAGTGTTCCCTTTCTTTTTAGAATTCTAGTGAGTCCCATTGGAAGACATTCTAAGCCTGCAGTCCTGCACGATTATCTGTGCGAACTCTATCATAAAGGACTAGTGAATCGGGATTATTGTGATAAGGTTTTTAATGAGGCAATGAAAGTTAAAAAGGTCAGTCCTTATCATCGAATTGTGTTATATGGAGGTGTAAGGACATATGCGTATTGGTTAAAACTCAAGCAGTGGGTTTTAAAATGGAAGTAAATTTTAGGTAGAATAAGAAAAATTAAGGAGTTTGAATGCAAGAGCTAACCATAAAAGTGCAAGATGATTTTTTGCCTGACTTTTTCAAGATTCTAAAACAAATGCCCCAAGACAAAGTAGAGTTTAAAAAACCCGTTGATGAAATCAAAGAATTAATAGAGAGAATTGATGCAGGTCTTGAGGTGCTGACACCTCTAGAATGGGATGAGTTTGATGAGGTCATAGAAAATGCCAAAAATGCAAGTCATTAAAACAGCAAGATTTAAATCTGAATTGCAAAAAATCGTGGCTTTTATAGCAGTTTATAATCCGCAAAACGCTATAAAATTCAAAGATGATTTACTTCAAAAGCTCTTTAAAATCCCAGATATGCCATACTCACACCGCCAAAGCGAGTTATTTAATCAAGAAAATATCAGGGAATTTATATTTAAGGGTTATGTTGTTATTTATAGAATCACAGAAAACATAGAACTTTTAGGTATCTATAGAGATAATATCTGGAATTCCTAATGTCCTCCCCTCTTAAATCTGCCTTTGCTAACGCAATCTTTATCAAACCCCACCTCTCACTCTCAGAGTGGAGTAACACTTATCGGGTCTTATCTCAAGAATCTTCTGCAAATTTTGGGAGATTTGAAGCTTTAAGCTATCAGATGGAGCCAATGAATATGATTTCTAACCCTGATATCCAAGAAGTTGTGCTAATGTGGGGTTCTCAACTAGGAAAGTCTGAAATCTTGAATAACACAATCGGTTACTACATCCACCAAGACCCCAGCTCCATTCTCTTCCTTTTACCCTCAGAAGATATGGCAGAAGATTACTCTAAAAGAAGACTAGCTCCGATGTTTCGAGACTGCAAGGAGTTAGGCAATCTCATTTATGCAAGGGAATCCAATAACACGATTTTAATTAAGAACTTCAAAGGGGGTAACCTTGCTCTAGTTGGAAGCAACTCCCCCTCTAAGCTCGCAAGTAAGCCCATTAAAGTATTAATCGTTGATGAGGTCGATCGTTGTGAGAATACCAAAGAGGGACATAGCATTGATTTAGCACAAAAGAGAACTAACACTTATTATGACCGAAAAATCATTAAGGTTTCCACTCCCACCATCAAAAATAATAGTGTGATTGAGAGAGAATTTGAAGGAAGCGATAAACGTTACTACTATGTGCCTTGTCCTGAATGTGGTTACAAACAAATTCTTCTCTTTGAAAATATCAAATGGGAGCAAGACGAAAAGGGAGACCATGACTTAGAGAGTGTGCGGTATGCTTGTGCTGAATGCGGGAGCTTATGGAGTGAGCAACAAAAGAATCAAGCAGTTACTAAGGGGGAGTGGCGTGCCACTCAAAAAGGCAGAAAGAAAGTCGGATTTTTTCTAAATGGTCTCTATTCGCCCTTTCTGCCTCTTAAAGATATCGTTAAGGACTTCTTGGAGTCTAAAGAAGATATCCATAAATTCCAAGTCTTTACAAATACGATTAAAACAGAGACCTTTGAACCCCCTAGTATTAAATTTGAAGAGAACGAACTTTATGCAAGAAGAGAAGACTATACCCCAACCACACTGCCAAATCAAATCCTCTTTATTACCTGTGGCATTGATGTGCAAAATGACCGATTAGAGATGGAATTCAAAGGATGGGCAGAAGGATTTGAATCTTGGGGAGTGGAGTATCTTGTTTTACAAGGGAATCCTAAACTTCCTAAGGTATGGGAAGATGCTTATATTGCTGTGAATCGAGTGTTTTCTAAGGCAAACGGAGAAAAGTTAAGAGTGATGTGCGTGGCTGTGGATAGTGGTGATGGCAATACCAAGAATATGGCGTATAATTTTGTCAGAATGGGGAATGGAAGATTCATTGCCACTAAAGGGGCAAGTGAGGAGATGACTAAAAAAGAATTTATGAATGATCCTAAGAAGACAGAGGGAATATTGCTTTATTCTGTCGGGACTTATAAAGGCAAGGCAGAAATCTTTAAACTGCTTCAAACAAAAATGTATGGAGCCGGGTATATGCATTGGAATAAAAGCTATACGATGGAGTATTTTTACCAGCTCACCAGTGAAAAATTAGTCAAAACCAAGAATGCAAGGGGTTATTACACCTATCGGTGGGAATCAGAGGGGAGAAGAAATGAAGCATTGGATATTAGCGTTTTAAACCTCTTGTGTGCGAAACTTTTAAGATTAGATGATTATACTTTTCAGATGGGACTTAGGCGAGCTAAAAAAACGAGTTAAAAGCAATTTTAGAGATTTTTTTATAAAAAAAGGGGGAGAAAAAATGAGAAAAGTAAATGAAAAATAAATAGATTTTCGACGTTTATAATACGACAGAGTATTTTAAAGACTTTTATAATCAGTTGGAGCATTTTACCCCCAAATTCCTCAAAAATTCCCGTGTTACAATCCTGCTAAATTTTATAGGCAGGGTTAAATATGGGCGCCACTCCAAATCTTTCAAATCAAATCCAAATCCAAAAAACTAAAATCCAAGACAATGAAACTCTAGGCGTGAATGCTAGAGAATTATGGAAAGCATTGGAAGTCGGAAAGGATTTTAGCACTTGGATTAAAGACAGAATCAGTAAGTATGGTTTTGTTGCAAATGAGGATTTTATCATAATCAATTCGCTCACCAATTTTGGGGAGCAAGCAAATAAGGGCAATGCAGGTGGTCAGAATAGAATAGACTATATCCTCACTCTAGATACTGCCAAACAAATTGCTATGGTAGAAAACAATCAAATCGGAATGGAAGTCAGGCGTTATTTTATCACCTGTGAAAAATCCCTCCATTCAAAAAAAGTTCCAACCAATTATATTGAAGCTTTAGAATTAGCTTTACTTCAAGCCAAAGAAATCCAAAGCTTAGAGAATCAAATCCAAAATGATAAACCTTTAGTGAGTTTTGCAAATTCAGTCGCCAATGCTTCCAATGCCATTCCAATTGGGGATTTTGCAAAACTTCTTTTTGATGAAAACATTAAAATTGGACAAAACCGCCTCTTTAAATGGTTAAGAGAGAATAAATACATCCTTCCTAATAACCAACCTTATCAAGAAATGTTAGAAAGAGGTTATTTAAAAGTCATCGAACAAACTTATAAAACCCCTTATGGCGATAGAGTTTCTACTAAAACACTCATTACAGGTAAGGGTCAAATCTTTTTGACGGAGAAATTAAAAGAATCACTCTTTGATGAGGTTGTAATATGAATCAAAACCAATCACTCCAAATTTTTAATCATCAAGACTTAGGACAAATCAGAGTTGCAGGCGATATAGAGAATCCTCTGTTTTGTTTAAAAGATGTCTGTGAAATTTTAGAAATAAAAGACACAAAACAAGTCAGAGATTCCATAAGTGAGGAATTTGACAAAGGGGGCAGTTTTTATACCACCCCCTTTAAAACTAAGGGTGGGATTCAAACTTTCACAATGGTTACAGAACCCGAGCTTTATTATATTTTAGTCCGAAGTAACAAGCCTAACGCCAAACCATTTAGACGTTGGATTACCTCTGAAGTCCTTCCCTCCATTCGAAAAAATGGCATTTATGCTACAGAATCCACTATTGATAAGATGATGAATGATCCCCAATTCTTTATGGAATTAATGGGAAGATTAAAAGATGAGGTTGCACGCAGGAAACAAGCTGAAAGTAAGGTTTTGCTTTTAACTCATACCAAAAAGACCTATACAGCCACTGAAATTGCTAAAGAACTCGGATTTAAATCTGCCATTGCTCTCAATCATTCCCTTCAAGCTAAAAAAATACAATACCAAATCAATGGCACTTGGGTAATGTGTAGTGATTATGCAGATTTAGGTTATGAAAGCATTAAACAAGAAGTCTTAGATAATGGGAAGGTGATTTACACACGAAGAATCACTCAAAAAGGAAGAGAATTTATTCTATCACTCTTTGATGAGGTTTCTGTATGACTCTTGCAGAAAAGATTCAAGCCATTGAAGAAGCAGAAGCTGAGATTTTAACCAATCTTAAAAACGGCTCTGAAATCTCTAAGTATTCCATTGATGGCATATCCATCGAAAAACGCAGTCCTATTGAGATGATAAAAGAACTCAAAGCCCTTAAGGCTTCTTTAATTGCCTCTGCCAATCAAAGCCAAACCATTCAGTTGATTTTAAAATAGGTGTGAGATGCAACTATTAGGCTATCAAATCCAAAAAATCCCAGAGAAACCCCCTAAATTTAGCACCACTCCTCCTAAACAAACCATCAATCCTTATTTTAACGCCTCTTATCGCTCTATTAATTACAAAAAAATGTATGAGAATAAAATCCGAGCATTGTTCAAAGACACAAGCCCTGATAGCGTCTATACAACCATTCGTGTCCAAGCAAGGAGTTTATCTTCGGCTTCCCCTTTAATCAATGGCTATTTTGAAACGATGGAATCTGAAATCTTTGGGGACAACGGCTTTATTTTAGATGTGAATACAGACAATGAAATTTTAAATCAAAAGATTGAAGAACTTTGGGAGGATTGGTGCTTCGAATGTGACCAATTTGAAGTCTTTGATTTTAGGGATATTGAAGAATTTTTACTCAAATATTACTTGCGAGATGGCGAGTGTTTTATCTATCTGAATGATACCCCAAAAGGTCTCAAGCTTCAAATCATTCCCCCTGAAAATGTTCCCCACGACTTTGATGATGGGGAGAATATTAAAAAGGGCATTGTTTTTAACGGACAAACTCCAATTGCTTATTATATTTTAAAAGATGAAAAAACAAGGGCTTATATTCAAGTCAGTGCCAAGAATATGATCCATTTTAAAAAAACTTCTTATGTTACCCAAGTGCGAGGACTCTCTGCCCTCTCCTCTTCCATCTTCCCTGTTTTACAAAAAGAAGAATATATCTCAGCCATCATTGCCAAAGAACATATCGGGGCAGAATTTACTGCTGTTGCCACCCCGGAAAACACAGGACAAACAGGATTTGACCCCTCAAAAGTTTATAAAGGGATTGGCGAGGAAGAAGAGAAACCTCAAGAGATTGTGAAACTCATTGAATCAGGCGTGATCAATAAAATTGATGAAAACCTAAAAATCCAAACACTCAATCCGCCTGCGACGACTGATATGGTTACATTTCTTTACAATTCTGAAAGGGATATCGCCAAGAGTTTGGGACTTTCTTACGCCACTCTCACAGGGGATTTAAGAAGTGTGAATTATAGCTCCATCAGACAAGGTGGCACCAATGAGAGAAGACTCTTTAAAAGAATCCAAAAAAAGATTATCAAAAAAGTCCATAACATCATCTTTAAACGATGGCTGAAACATCTTTTAATCGCAGGAAAAATCAGTCCTAAAGAATATTCTCTTATTTTGCCTGATTTTAGTTTTAAAGCTCAAGGGTGGGAATACATTGACCCATCTAAAGAAGCCACTGCCAAACAAATCCAATTAAAATCTGGAATGCTAACTTTAGCAGAATTCTTAAGGGATAAAGGCAAAGACCCTGCACTGCATTTAGAAGAACTCAAAGAATCCATTCCATTCTTTCAATTGATTGCCCAAATCAATCAAGCCTTTAACCCTAACCAAACGCCAACCTTTAATCAAGAGGAGAATCAAGATGACACAGAGGAGCAAGAAGATGACTAAAACGATAATTCAAGAAAACATAGAAAAAACAAAACAACTTCAAAACATAAAGACAAATTTTGATTTTAGCGCCCAACTCTTTAAAGAGAATCCTATCGATGAAGAAAACTTAACCATTTCTTTTATCGCCCTCTCCAATCACCCTACCATTAAACGCAGTGGCTTCTTTGAAGATTATTACGTTTCGATTAATACAGACAGGGTTGTTTGGAGTGCGAAGCACCTCTTTTTAGACCACAACCCAACCTTTAACAATTCCATCGGTCGCATCGATGAGGTGAAAAAGGATGGTGAGGGCTTTAAAGTTAAAGTCAAATTCTTTGAGGATATCCCTGCTTCTAAAGAAGCCTTTGACCGCTTTAAAACAGGACTCAATGATTCTGTATCTGTGGGATTTGGGGATTCTGAAGTTGAAGAAGTCGGGGAGATTGATGGCATTCCCCACTACCAAATTAAAAGCGGAGAAATCGTGGAATTATCTGCTGTATGGAAAGGGGCAGACCCGCAGGCGGTGGTTTCTAAATTTTCTCAAATCTCTAATAAAGAGAGAGTGAAGGAAGTTTCAGAAGCTAAGACAATCACTCATTCAAATTTAACATCAGGAGAAAATCAAATGACAACAGACATTCAAAATCAAACCCAAGAGACTCTAAACATCTCAAAAGAACAAAAGTTAAGCCAAGAGCTTTTAAAATCAATTCCGACTCACCCAAATGAAGAGTCAAACTATGCCAAAGAAGCCAAAGAAATTGCACAACTTGCTGAAATCTTAGGCGTGCAACAACTCGGACTCCAAGCTGTCTCTAAGGGGCAAAAATTTGCAGAATTCAGAGAAGAGGTTTATCAATCTAAGCTAAACAACCAGCTTAATTTCTCTATTAAGACTTCAGATAAAGCTCAAGAACCCGCCTTCTCTATTGCAAATATTGTAAAAGGCACAGCAGGAGTGGAGTTAGATTATAAAACAGAAAATGGCAGATTCAAACTCCCCAACAGCTTTTTTAATCAATTTGCCGACCCCACTCCTTATGATGTGGCAGGCACCGATACAATTAAATCCAATTTGCCCGGTGTAAAAAGCATTGAGCCCATCACTTATCACGGGGATAAATTTATCGAACTCATCCGCCAACAATCTAAAGTTCTCTCAATGCTTGATATAATGACAGACCTTACAGGCGTGCAACAAATTCCAAGAGATGAGACTTCTTTTAATGCGTATTTCTTAGAAGAAGGGCAAAGCATACAAGGGCAAACCCCAACTTTTAGCGATATTAAACTCGAACCCCATACAATCTATGTAAAAATCAAACTCACCCGCCAAATGCTTTATATGACACCATTTGCTCTCAATTCCTACATTATCAAAAAAATCATTCAAGCTGTGAAATTCAAAGCAGAAGAAGCCCTATTTTATGGCACATCACCGATTACGGGAATCTTTAATCTTGCAGGCACAAGTGCGATTAATGATTTTCTAGCTAAGCCCTCTTATAAAGGGGCTTTAGACTTTAAGGCTAAGCTATGGAGTAACGATTATGATACCTCTAAATGTGTTTTTATCTGTAATTCAACCGATTATGTTGCACTTGAAGGCACTCCAAAATCCATCAATGAAAATAACATCACAGAAACTGAACGCACCCTCTTAGAAAACGGCAAGATGGTGGGATTTGATGTGGTGATGAATAACATTTTTAAAGACAAAGACATTATGCTAGCTGACCTCTCTAATGTGTTAATGGGAATTTGGAGTAAGGGGCTAGAAATTAAATATTTAGAAACAGAAGGTGGGATTAGCACCATTGAAGCCTTTTATGATATCGATTATGGCTTTAAACGCCCCAATGCCTTTGTAACATCTACCAAAGCCAAAAGTTAAGGAGGGTCTAAATGCAATACCAAATCCTATATGATACCCAGCTTTGGGGCATCTTCCACCCCAAAGGCAAGGTGATTACATTTCCTGCAGGCACAGACCCAAACTACATCACTCGCCTTGTTAGAGATAAAGTGATTATAGAGGTGATTGAAGCTACAGAAGCAACCAAACAATCTCAAGAGCCAGCACCTGATTCGGATAAGGAAGAGTCTATCCAAGTAGGGAATCAAGCAGAAGAACAATCAGACAGCCAATCAAAATCCAAAAAGGCTAAAAAATGATTCCAAAGTCCCTTTTATCTAAAGATTTCAGTTCTATCCTCACAAACGTGGGGGCGGATATCTTTAAAAAAGGTAATTTTATCTTTAAAGGGCATTTAAAAAGAAATGCCCAAGTCCTGTATGAAGATGGAGCCATCGGCTATCAGATTACCCTTTTAATCACTAAAAATGATGGGGATAATTTGAGACTTAGAGACATCATTACAGAAGTCTCTTCCTTGCAAAATTTTCAAATCATTCAAACCCAAACAGAAGCCAAAGTTTTAACACGACTTGTTTTAAAAGAGACCAATCGCAGTGCTAAAGAATCTTTAGAAGCTAAAGAAATTCCAAGTTTAAAAACTCTAGCCGACTCTGCCAATCAAGATAGTGATTCAACGATTAACAAAGGAGAAAACCAATGAATCAATCTAATCCCTCTGTTAAAAAAGAACTCTTAGCCACACTTCAATCTGAAATCACTAATCTTAAAATCTTTAACCATACAGATTTGTTTGAAAAAATCACCTATGAAGAATCTGATCTGCCAGTCTGTATTATTAAAGATTTAAATGATTCCATATCGATTCCATCCAGTGGCAATTGGAAGATTCAAAGCAATCTTGAAATTGCAATCCTCCATACCGATGGCTTAGAATCTATCGACCTCACAAACCAAATTCTAAAATTCATTGGCATACTCCCCCAACACCGATTCATTTATGTTGTGGAAGAAATTAATAAAGAAGCAGGGTATCTTGACTTCTCATTCTTTAAGACTTCTATTAATCTGCAAGTCTCTTATTTTAATCTGAATTGGGAGCTGTAAATGAACTTACCTAAATTCTTAATCCCATTTAATATCGAAGATGAAAAAAATATCATCATTGAAAAATTTAAAGAAAGCTACCCTGATTATACTCCCTTAATTGGCGATGATTTCAGCGTTCTAACTTCTGCCTTTTTATTCAGAATGAATCGTTATATCAATTATATTAACTTTACCATCGCTCAAAACTATCTAGAGTTTTCTAGTGGCGAATATTTGGATTCTTTAGTCGCCTTAGCAGGCATTAAAAGATTTGGTGGCACACCCTTTGTAGCTAAAATTAAGATTTCTGTTACTTCTGCTATCACCTTGCCCAAAGGCACTAAATTCAAAGACAATTTAGGGCATAACGCCTATCTAGCCAAAGATGAAGAGATTGAGACTGAAAGCATTGTAGAAATCGAATTAGAAAAAGGACTGAGCCAAGACTATGAAACCACCACTCTAGAAATCCCCAACATCTACATCTCTGAAATTGTTAAGCTTACCCCTTTCACGCAAGAAGCACAAGGCGAGAGTGATACAGAGTTAAAAAAACGCTTCCTCCTCTCTCTTTCTAAACCTTCTACTGCAGGAAATTTAAAGAGTTATCAATACTATTCCGCAATCCCTGAAGTGGCTAAATCTAAAATTATCCATAAAGGTCTAGGACAAATTGAAGTCATCTATCAGGCTAAAACCCCCAATGCTCTTTTAAAACTCCAAGAAAATATTGAAGATAAAATCCCCCTCACTGATAAGCTCAGCTACATTGAAGCCAAAGAAATTAATCTCAATCTTACCATCACGCTAACCCTAAAGAACAACACTAAGAATTCTGAAATTATTCATCTTGTAGATAGCAACGTCAAAGCCTTATTCCAGCCTTTAGAAATCGGCGAGGGCATATCTCAAACTAAAATCATTGCCTCCAGCTTTATGGATGAGTTAATTGAAGATGTAAGTATAGAGGGATTAGAGTCTGTGAGTTCTGATGGGATTTTAATATTAGAGAGTTTAAATATTGTAACCCAAGTTAAAGGGGGAGAAAATGTCTAATCTCCTCCCCACTCACTTCCCCAAATACATTCAAGCTCTTGATTCTGTCCTTTCTGAAATAATGGCAGAAACTTTTGCTTTCAATGGGCTGGTGAGCCAGAATCATTTCTATACCCCAACTCTCTTTAATAAAGACTATATCGCCTCCACATTTGATTTAGATATCTCTTTTTTAGAAAACTCAAAAGCCTTAGAGTATTTAAGTGAGCCAATGACTAAAAAAAGAAATCTAGGCACAAAGAAAGCCGTGCAAAATGCCCTTAACATCTATGGCAACGCACAAATCCAAACCCAAAAAGAAGATATCAGACTAAAGCCTTTTGAATTCTCTTTAATCTTTACCATTGGCAAAGATGGCTTTGATAGCTCTGTATTAGCAAATGCTAGAACTTTAGTTTCAGATGTCAAACCTCTCAGAGATTCTTTAAAGGGAATTGATGTGCGAATTCCCCACACCAACACGCCCATTATTATTAATTCCGCTATCCAGTGGAAAATATAGGAGAAATACGATGACTCAAATCCAAACAGAACTCAATGAAACAACTAAAACAAGACTCTTAGAGCAAATTAAAAATGGCATTACCCAAGCCTTTTTTATCGGAGACTCTTCCATTGATTGGAATGCAGAAGAATATCTGACAGCAAATCCCAATTATGAAGACTTTAAAACCAAAGTCTTTTTAACTCTACCTGTCAGAAGTGCCTACTACGATGAAAATAGCAATCTCTGCTTTGAGATTCTATTAGATTATGAAAGTGTTTATTCAGAATACATCCGAGCCATTGCAATTGGCAATGAGAGTGAGATTTTTACGCTTGCACTCACCCCTAAGATTCAAAAAATCAAAGGTGTGGGAGGCACCTTTGTTTTTAAAACCAACATTACAGGCAATAACGCAACGATGGTCTTTAAAACAGACCACTATATCTCTGAAACCGAACTCAACACCTTAAAAGAATATCTAAGCCACGTGCAAAATGATATCACAAATCAAATCAGTTCTGCACGCACAGAAATTCAAACCGAACTAGAAGCTAAAAAGAGTGAAATTGACACTCAAATTAAAACTCTAAGCGATGAAATCCAACTCACACTTGAACCCTTAAAAGATTTTAAAGAAAAGTTTGAAACCTTAAGAAAGCAAGTGGTGCTAGAGATGGTTGATAATTACTGCAATGAAGAAATCGCACGCCTCACAAAACAAAGAGAAGAAAGAGAGCAAATCGGCAGGAAAGATTATTTTTATAGAAACTCCCTCCCAAATACCCACGTGCCACTGGGGAAAACTCTAAAAGCAAGTGATTATCCCCTGCTTTGGTATTACACAATCAGCACAGCAGGCAATGATGGGGGGCTTACCTTTAGACTTCCTGCCCCTAATCTCTACTCTCAAGGCACAGATAATCCTAAAGAAGTCGGGCAGTTTAGGCAGAGTGGATTGCCCAATATCACGGGAAATATCGGTGTTGATCGGGCACACTCATTGTATGGGGGCGGTGCATTTGAACCTGTCGACCCAAAAAACCACTTTGATGTCGGTAATAGATACTATCAAGACAACTATTATGGAATGCGATTTGATGCCTCCCGCTCTTCTCCTGTCTATGGCAGAAGTGAAGATGTGGATGTGAGTCGCAATCTTTATTTAGAAGGCATTTATGCAGGCAAGCCCTTAGATCCTGAAAAAAAAGAATATTACGAAATGCTCCAAAGAAATTCAAAATATCTCTATGAAGACTTGAAAGCAAAAGAGGCATACGAAGAAACCATCAAAGAAACGGATAAACAAAATGCAATCACTCAAAAACAAATTGAAGAGATTGAAAAAATGATTGTTCTAGAAGGAGAAGTAAAACCTGAAACCCCTGCATTATTAGGCTACCCCTCAAAGCCCTTGTATCGCACACCAAACTTTAAAGGACTTATCTATAAAAAAGGAGCAAACAATGAATGAAAATGACATCATCTCAAAATTAGAAGATTTGAAAAGTATCAAGCAAACCGACATTAACGAAACAACCAAAGCCTTACAGACCTATCAGGCAGGATTAAAACAAGATTTAGTAGATACCTATTCCCAATATTGCCCCACTAAAAAAAGAATCCGCCTTTTAAAAAATCAAAACATCTATCAGGGCATTATGTTTCAAGAAGTGATTGTGGGGGCTAATGATGAGATTATTAAGTATGGGGATATCTTTGTTTCAGGAGGCAATGCCACTACAAGCGGTGCAGGAAGAGTTCCGATTACAGCAGGATTTGCAAGAGTAGCCATCCCCCAAGGCGTAGAGATTATTGATGTGATTGGCGGACACGCCAACTTCTTTGCTCAAGTTAAGGATTCTGCTGATATGTGGGTATGGGGCAATAATTCAGAGGGTTGTTTAGGTGTGGGGCATAACAATGCCGTCCCAATCCCTACTAAAGTTACAATGAGTGCTAAAATCAAACAAATCAGGTCAATGAGCTATCTCTCAGCCAATCAATTCTGCACCATTCTTTTAGAAGATGGGAGCGTATGGAGTTGTGGGAGAAATGCAGAAGGACAACTCGGCATTGGCAATACGATTAATTCCAATCGCTTTGTTAGAGTCTCTGTTTTAGAAGATATTGAAGAGATTTGGAGTGGGAATAACTTTGTGAGTGGGGTCTTTGCTAAAAAAGGCTCTAAAACATATGTTTGGGGATGGAATGGGAATGGGTGCTTGGGCTTAGGTAAAACCAACACCCCCATCTTAGCCCCTGAACTCCACCCGCTAGCCAATATTAATAAAGTTTATCACTACTGCTTAGATTGGAGCGGATGGAAGGGACTAACGTATTTTGAAGCAGGAAATGCCTTTTATCACGCAGGATTTAACGGAGGTAGAGAAAGTGGTCTTGATGGAGGATTAGGCGACAATTTAAGTGCTACTGAAGTCTTTAGTAGTGGTATTAAAGCATCCGATCAGTTTGTCAGTAGTGGCATCTATGGCACAGCCTTACTCTTAAATTCGAATCATAACGTATGGTCTTGGGGTTATGGGCAGTTTGGATTTGGAGAAAATCGCACAGGAAACTCTTTAACTCAAAGCTTATACGCAGGTGTCTCTTTCAAATCCATTCACTGCAAACCCTATAATCAAAACGCCTTTTATGCTCAAGACTTTAACGGCGATCTTTGGAGCTTTGGTTATAACAACTATGCCTTAGGGATTGGCAATGCTACTGATACAAGAGTCTGGACTAAACTACCGACCCCTCCTAATATCATTGATTATGATGTTTGCTCCTACTATGGAACAGAGAGAGTCTTTATTGCCACTGATGGAGAGCGTTTATATGCCTGTGGCGTCACTCTTAGCTGGAATCTCAACTATACCACGAATGTCTTGCAACCCCAAATCTTACCCTTAGGAGAACCCAAATGAAAACTTATAAAACCTACAAAATTCCTTTAGAAAAAATCACAGATGTGCAAGGAGAATTTAAAAGCATTACTTCTGATTCTGAATTTGTCTATATCCAATCTGAAATTGAGTTAAAAGACCCCTTTATGGAAACACAACTGCCGACTCATTATTTGGAATCCATCAAAGAAGCTCTAGATTATGCCAAAATCAAAGCCACCACACAAATGAATCAAGCTTGTGACAAGCACTTAGAGAAACTAACTTCAAATGCACTAGGCACTCCCCATATCTATGATATGGCTCAAGAAGATCAAATCAATCTGATGGGATTAGTCTTAGCAGGCATTGATTCTTTTTTCAGATGTGCCCCAATTGATGATCCTTTCAATAAACAAAACATTCCCCATACAAAAGTTCAACTAAAAAAACTCTATGCTGATGCCTTAGAGTATAAGGCAAAAATGCTTTTTAAATGTGGGGAACTCAAAGAAGCAATCAATCAAGCACAAACACTCCAAGCACTCCAAGCCATTGATTGGATAGATGAGAAAGAGAGTGAAGACAAAGAGAAAGCAGAAGATATTAGAGATAAAGAAGGAATTCAAACTCAAGAAATAACACCCTCACAAAATAATCAGAACAATGAAAATTCCAATCAAGAAAAAACTCAAGATGTTATTGAGGGAATCAAAGATGATGAGGAAATAACAAAACAAACAACATTACAAAAGGAGAGAAAATGAGTTTTTGGGAGAATATGAAATTCTATATTTTTTTAGCAACCATTGGGGCATTAGTAGGAGTTCTTTATGTGTTAAGAACCATCCAAGAAGAACACATTGATACAAAATCTAAAGCCTTACAATTCATCATCTATGGTGTGGGATCTTCGATGTTAGTGACTTGGATTGGTTATGAGATTGCCCATACCTATTATGGTCTGCCTGATTCCTTATCTTGTGCGATTGGGGGAGGATTAGGGTTTATTGGAGCAGAGACCATCTCAAGACTTTTAATCAAACTCTTTAAGAAGAAAACAGGCATTGGAGATGAGAAATGAAAACAAATCATCTCTTAAAAACAGAAAAGAAAATCAAAAAAGAGAGTTTAACAATGAATAATGAAATATCACAAACCAAAAAAGAAACAAACAATCCAAGCCCAATCAGTGAGGAAGTATTAGAAATGATTAAAAAACACGAAGGCTACAGGGGGCAAGTCTATTTAGACACTGCAAGCATTGAAACAATCGGCTATGGTAGAAACTTAAAACAATACCCCCTCAGTGAAGAAGAGCAAAGAAACATCAAATTAAACTTTGGTGTTTATGGAAAAAAAGAAGCACAGGAGTGGTTAAAGAATCATTTAGAGGAACTTTATAATGAACTCTATCAATACAGATGGTTTAAAAATCTTGATGCCACAAGGCAGAGTATTATTCTTGATATGGCTTATAACTTAGGCATTCCAAGACTCTTACTCTTTAAAAAAATGATTTTAGCTCTTAATTCCAAAGACTATAGCAATGCTTCGCGCGAAATGTTAAATTCTTCTTGGGCAATGCAGGTGAAAGACAGAGCAAAAAGACTCTCCCAACTCATGCAAGAACACAAAGAAACCATAGAGGGCATTGAGGTACAAAATGCTTAATCAACAGATTCTGCTTTGGTGTGGTGCTTTATTAATTTCTTTGGTGCTAACAGGGTTTTTAGGAGTTAAATACTATATCCATCAAAAGATTCAAGCAGGTATAGAGAGTGGGATTGCTACCTATATCCTCCAAACTCAAAATCAAGCCATCAGGCTCAAAGAACTCCAAACTAAAGAGTATCAAGAAGAAGATCCAAAGATAAAAGAAAAAATCATTACAAAATATCAAGTCATTCAAGAAAAAGACTTGAGTTGTGAGAATCAATTAAAGGAGATAAAGAATGCATTGGAGCTTTTTTATAATCCTAACTCTAATGTTCATCCTTAGTGGATGCACAGGAATGGTTAAAACAAAATACCAACAGGTATTCATCCCTTCCCCTTGTGAGATAAAAGAGAGGGAAAAACCCCAACGAAGCGGGGATATTATCAAGGATTTAAAGGCGGTTCTGATTTATTCAGAACTCATTAAAAAAGATTTGGATTTTTGCAGGGGAGGAAAGTGAAAGTGATGGGGATAAAAAAACCTCCCCTGAGGTAGTGAAGCTCAAGGGAGGTAACAAGGTAGGCGACAATCATTTGGGCTTGAGTTTTAAGAAATTCCTAATCTCTTCCCGAAATACCGCGACAAAAATCGCAATGATCGTAAAAATGATATTTGAGTCCATCTTTGTGGTCTCCTTTCGACGAATTTCCGCCCCTAACCCGCCAAAAAGCAAACCAAAAAAAAACCCGACTCCAAAAAAATTGGAATCGGGTTCAACCCGTCGAAAGGTTACCTTGTTTAACTTTGTCCAGCCCGCACTAAGAACTAGACGAGGGCATTATAAATCTTTTGACAAAACAAGTCAATAAAATAAATCAAAGGAGAAAAAATGAGTTCCAAATACGGCATTAACATTGAGATTTACAATCAAGCAACTAAAGCTTATGCAATCAACAACACAAGAACCCTAGCTATCGTAGGCGATGATGCTAACACTGAAAATGTGGGAGTTAAATACTATCCAAGCATTGATGAAGCCATTAAAGCAGTGGGTGATGGGAGCATTCAAGACACTCTAAAAGATTTAGAGGCAACAGGCATTAACACCACTTTGATTATCTCAAGCTTTGTTAAAGACACTACAGGAGTAGATGAAACTGAAAAACAAAAAAAAGATATTGTAAAAGCTATTGAAGCAATAGAAGCACTCTTAGGCGCAGAACAAACAACTGGATTGAAACCTAAGTTTATTCTTTCTTCTCTTTATAATAATGACAAAGGGGTATGGGAGAAATTAAAAATCATCGGTGATAAACTAGGAGCTATCTATACCATAGAAGTGAATGAAACCAAAGAAGAAAAAATCAATGAATGCATCAAAGATTTTAGTGCAAAACGAGCCATCATCACTTATCAAAAGGTGCAAAGATTAGATAAGACAATCCGACCTTTAGGAAATTTCATTATCGCAGGGTACATTAAAGTGATGAATCAATCTGAATACGGATTCGCACAAACTTTCTCAAATCGAATTCTTGATGGCATCATTGGCATTGTGGATAAGGTAGAGTTTATCAGTGGAGAAGATTGTATGGCTGATAGATTAAGAGGGAAAGGCATCACTCTAGCCATCGCCGATAATGGATTAAGAAGCTGGGGAGGAGAAACAACAGATTCTGATTTTACTTCCATCCATTCAGTTGTTATCTTTGACACCATTATGGAATCAATTGCTACTTCTCAAAAAGAAGCCATTGATAAACAGATTTCAGACACTCTTAAAAAAGTGGTTGATGATTTAGAAGCCTTTTACAGGAGATTAGTGGGCAATAACATCATTATTGGATTTGAAGTCTCTGTGCCTGAGAGTCTAAACACTAATGAGAGTATCGCTCAAGGCAAAATCTATATCGGACACAAAGCCCAAGAAACTCCATTAATGAAAAACATCACAAATAAAATCTATAAAGTGGATTCTTATGGGGCAGAGTTGATTAAGGAATTAAATTAAGGAATAAAGGCGGATTTTTAGAATCCCAATTAAAATAAATAAAAAAGGAGCATATGATGGCATTAGCACTCAACCCTCAAGCATTCACAGGAGGCAATGTATTTCTACACGGAATCGGACTATTAGGCATTCTAAAAGGATTCGAACAACCAAAAATAGAACACGAAGTGATTGAACAAAGTGGAGCAATTGGCAAATTTGAACAAGTCTTACCCACTCTTAAAGCACTCAGTTCAAAATTAACAATCAGTGGGGTGAATCCCACAATATTTAATGCAATGAATCTAAGTCTTCCCCTAATGCTCTACGTTAAACAAAACCTTAGCAGTATGGAGAACTTTATAAGGAAAGAATCTCAAATCATTGCAACACTGCAAGGAAGTGCGAAAATCTTAGAGTTACCTAATTTTGAAATGAATAAAGAAGCAGAACTCACTTTAGAGATAGCTGTTTATATGTTTAGTTATCAAATCAATAAAGTCCCTGTGATTGTTTATGATGTGATAAATAATGTATTTGCAGTCAATGGAGTGGATCAATTCTTAGAGATTAGAAAGAATATCAGCTAAGGAATGAGGGTTATACCCTCCATTAAAAAAAGAAACAAAAGGATACAAAATGACAGAAACCGATATCAAAACCTTCACCCTTAAAAACGGCAAAGAAATCACACTCAAAGAACCCACCATCTTACAACTTGAATCCGCACAAAAGAAAAGCAAAGATGAACTCACCATTGCTAAACATCTTTTAGTAGATATGAGCGAGGGAGATTTAACGATTGATTCCATTAATCAAATGGGAGTGAGAGAGTTTAAAAGACTCTTAGAATGTGTGAAAGAATTTATGGGATTTGACCCAAAGGACTAAGAGAAGGCATAGCCATTATCGGTTATGCCTTGCATTTTAGTTTAATGGATATTAAAAATATGGAATGGAGTGAATTTGAAGACTATATTAGGATTGCTAAAAAGATTTTGGAGGCAAGGGGTGGGGTTATTGGTCGTCTCTAATCTTGATAAAACAACTGGAAAAATCATTGTCAATAAAAGGCTCATCATATGCATACCAACCATCAATTATTGCAACATACAAAAAACCACAGACAACAAAGACAAAGATCAAATAAAAAATCTCTATCGCAAGTCCCGTCCCAGTAATTTTTGCACCAATATTGCCATCAAAAATAGACACAACCATTCCTACAATGAAAACAGAGATAGGGAAAACGATAGCACACCACATCAAAAAATTATGTATTTTAATAAAAATTCTTTTCATAATACCCATATCCCAATTCATTTTTATTCCATTCTAACTGCTCATTGTAAAAAAATCAAGAGAAAATGGAATAAAAATCAATTGGATTTAAAAACTCAATTAAAAGATTTATTACATTCAATCTTTAATCCACATTACTCACATTACTATAAAGGAATCCTATGAATTCAGAAATCATATTAGACATTAAAGCCAATCTTGATGATCTCAATAAATCCATCAGTAGAGTTGCTAAAGCTACAAAGTTGGATTTGGGTCTCAACCTTAAAAAATCCATTGAAGAAGCCACTAAAGGATTAAAGCTGGGGTTAAAAAACAATATGCCCACAAATGAAATTAATGAACTTAAATCTAAACTAAGACAGGCAACTAAAATGGAGCTGGATTTAAAACTAGATAAAGCCACCAATCAATTAAAAAATCTTATCCCGCAAGCCATTGGCACTTATATGGCTTTCAAAGGTCTCATCTCTAAACCAGTCTCTGCTTCATTAGATTTTAATACTGCCATCAATGAAATCAATAAATTTTCTAACTTTTCTCATAAAGAATTAGAGGGCTTTAAAAAAGATATGTTTGGTTTGGGCAAAAGCAATGGAATGGATTTAAAAGATATTCTAAAGATGGGAGAACTCTCTGCACAACTCGGAGTGGCTAAAAATGACTTAAAAGATTTCACTCAAAATGCCATCAATCTTAAAATCGGATTAGGTATGACGCAAGATGAAGCAGTCAATCTCAGCAGTGGCATATCAAAAGCTTTTAACCTAAATATTAAAGATTTAAATATTTTTGGTGATGAGGTTACCCAAATGGCTCAATCTACAGGGCAATCAGCTAAAAAAATACTAGAAATTACCAAAGCAACATCAGCAGGAGCAAAAGCATTTGGACTCTCCGCTAAAGAAACTTCAGCACTATCGACTGCTTTTTTATCAGTAGGACTAGATAGTTCAGAGGCAAGTTCAAGCATTAATAAATTCTTTACAGAACTCAATAATATTGATAATGCAAGTGAAGGATTTAAACAATCTTTAGAGAAGATGGGATTAGATGCTGAGATCTTAAAAGAAGATATACAAAGTAATCCCCAAGAAGCCATTAAAGATTTACTCAATTCAATGAATGGTTTAGATGATGAAGAAAGATTTGGAGTTATCTCTGAAATCTTTGGTAAAAAGATGGCAAACAATATCAATTCTGCTAAAGATGGAGTCAAAGCTTTTGAAAAAGCATTAGAATCAAGTAAAGATAGCACAGGGGCATTGCAAAAAGCAGTGGATAGAGCTGCAGGGGATGGATTTGGGGATTCAATCTTTATGTTAGATGCAGCTTGGACAGAACTTAAAGCAACGATTGGAGATATATTTATCCCTACGCTCAAAAGTATGTTTGATATTTTTAGAGAGGGATTGTCTTGGTTGTCTGAGACGATTAAAAATAGTCCTGTAACAGAATTTTTTATTAAGTGGGGAGTTGGAGGATTAATAGCGGCTAAATCAATCGGATTGCTAATAGTCGGTTGGCGTGCCTTCGGGACATTGATTTTTTACCCCTTTCAACGATTTTACAGCGGATTAAAACTATTAATGCTCGGAACAACAAAAGCCACCATCAAAAACACAATATTTAATAATTCACTTTTAACAACACGATCGCGACTTGACCTCTTAAACACCCGCGTTAAAACAGGCACAAGGTCTATATTTGGGTTCTTGGGTTCATTAATGACAGGAAAGCTAAATATCTTTAGCAAAGGATTAAGCCTTTTAAAAATCTCTTTTATATCCTTTGGAAATGTCTTAAAAATAATTGGAGCAGGCATTCGTTTTTTTAGTTTGACTTTATTGACCTCTCCAATCGGTTGGATTGGCTTAGCTTTAGCAGGGGTTGCCCTATTAATTTATAAATTTTGGAAACCGATTAAAGCTTTTTTTATCGGTCTGTTTGATGGAATGAAAGGAGCGATAGAACCTCTTAAAGCAACTTTTTTAACCCTGTGGAACTCCATTAAAACTGCTTTTGCACCTTTAGCCCCTCTATTCTCTAAACTATTCTCTCAAGCAGATCAAACCAATGAAGAATTTGGAGAGGTTGCAAGTATGGGAAAAATCATTGGCGAGATATTTGGTTGGGTTTTAAAAGCAATGCTAATGCCCTTTGAACTATTAATCAAAGGAATTTCACTCGCAATAGAGGGGATTGGTAAATTAACCAATTGGTTTAGTAACTCTGCAATTGGCAAATGGCTATTAGGCGATGATAAAGAAGTTAAAGCCAATCTCAATCAAAATAAAACAAACTCTATCACTTATCAAGGCTTAATTGATGAAACTCTAGCTAAACGCAATGAAAACCAACAAAAGATGCTTTCTCAAATTGCCAATAATGACAATTCTAGACAAATCAATGATTATAAAAACATCACCATTCATACCAATGCACAACCCCAAGCCATCGCACAAGCCATTAACGACTACAGCTATGATGATGACTTTTAAAAAAGAAACAATCATAAGCAAGAACTAAGGAGAAAGAATGCTAAACCTATTCAATAAACCCTATGAAAATGAAAGAAAGAAATTAGAAGAAGAACTTGAAATTCAAAAACAAAAACAAAAGGAATTAGAGAACCAACCCATTGAAGAACCTAAAGATCCTTTTAAAAAATACAAAGATGTTCAAACTAAAGACACTCTCATTAAAATAGACAAATTCCTTTTCCGTGTCTCTCAAAATATTGAAACCATTAGCACAGAATTAGGCATCGGCATTAAAAAGATTGAGACCATTAAACGTCCTATCTATCAAAAGATAGGGGGCAATGAAGAAACAATCAGCATTAATGCCATTATCTTAGCTCACGATTTAAAAGATTATGAGGGTTTTAAAGAACTCATTAAAAAAGCCAAACCCCTTAAACTCACTATATTGAATCAATCCCATAAAAAGATTTTGATTCAAAGGCTAAGTGAATCTAAAAAGCATTGGGTGCTGACTAAAGAAAGAAGTGTTACTTATTATACGAAAGAATTAGGAATTGAGGGGGTGATATTATGAGTAGCAACCTAAACAAAGCCCTATCCCGCCATCTCTCTAAAGCCATCAATAAAACAGCTTCTAAGATTGCAAGAGAACAAGCCAAGTTAATTAAGAAAGAAATGGATATTGAATTAAAAAAAATTAGAAAAATGATTTTTTATAAGAAAGCAAATCCAAACAATCTCAAAGTTTCCCTTAGAGCAATGGATACCCATATTTCTATCAAACACTTTAAAAAAACAAATGTGATGAATGGAAAAAAAATAATTGGAGTCAATGTCAAACCCAAAGCTGGTAAAGGCAATGTATTTCTAAAAGGGCATTTCATTGCAAAAAGCAAAACCACAGGAGGAGAATTCATTGCAATTAGAGGGAATTCTAAACACGAACAAAGTCCATTATTCACTTATAAACCCTCTAAGAAGAGTTATCCTAACTTTAAGGGAGAAGAACAAAAGCTTTATTATCCTTTATCTTTGAATTCTTTTTCAAAGGTTGCTAAGAGCCAAGCAAAGGAATTAGAAAATAAAGTGAGGGAAGAGTTTTTAAAGAATTTGGAGTTATGATTTTAAGGCATTTAACGATAATTACTATTTTTCTTTAATTTCATAATCCTTTATATATTCTTCAAGGATTTTTCTTATATGAAGTGCCAAGGGTCTATATTCTATTTCTGCTATTTTGGCTAATTTTTGTTTCGTATCCTCATCAAGTCGGATAGAAATGATTTCTGTTTGTTTTTTTTCTTTTTCACCCATAAATATTCCTTAATAGATTTTCAATGTATTTTATCATAAAAAAATACAATTAATAGAATACTTGACAATACAAAAAAATACAATTATAATATCAATGTAATTTAAAAATTACAAAACATTACAGGGAGTTGAAATGAACAAGGATTGTTTCATAAATGGAATAACAGTGAAGTTTGAAGTAGTAGATACTGCAATATATACTACTTCATTAGACATAGCTAAAGTCTTTAAAAAAAGACACGACAATATTATAGCACAAATTAGGGCATTGCCACAAGATAATTTCACTGCCCTTAATTTTAAGGAGACCTACAGAGAGACCAAAATAAGGGGATTTGATAAAATAGCAGGAAAAATAAGAAAAGATAAATACTACAACATCACCCGAGATGGATTCTCTTTATTAGTAATGGGATTCACAGGAATTAAAGCCTATCAATGGAAAATCGCTTTTATTAATGCATTTAATCAAATGGAAAATGCCTTAAGAGAACAATCAAAGTCTAATCAGTCTATAAAAGATTTCTGCAAAGGCATTCAAGAAGAATATGATTTATTCTATTATTTGGTAAAACACCATTCCAACCTTGCATTTATTGAAAAATGTAATAAAAAACTATTAAAGATCAAGGAGTTTGAAGATCGTTACTGTAGAGGTATTTAGCCAAAAAAAACCCGACCCCATAAAGGAATCGGGCTTATACCAATTGTAAGGCACTTTATTTTTTAAATCGTCCAACCCCGTCAAAGATTAGACAAAACCATTTTATTATAAAATCTAAAACAAATCAAGGAGTTCCAATGAATCTCACTACCTACACAGCCACACAGGGCGAAAGACTAGACACTATCTTTTTTAAACTCTATGGCAACACTTTCAATCAAAAAGCTTATGATGATTTCTTAATGCAAAACTACAAACTCTTAAACAAAGACCTTTTAGATGGAGGCGATGCAGTAATCATTGACCTTAATGCAATCGAGCAATCAAATAATCAAACCAATAATAATGAAGATGTAGAGGGACTTTATGGCATCCAACTATAACAATCATCAATTCAAAATCACTTTAAATGATAAAGACATTAGCCATCTAGTAACTAGTATTAGCTATGAAGACTTTGAGAGTGATAAAAGCGATACTCTTAAAATCAAACTCTTCCCTTCCATCAAACCTAATCTCAAAGACAAGATAAAATTTTTTATTGATAACCATTTAATGGGAAGTTTCTATATCGCTTCAATAGAATACACCTATAAAACAAGTTATGAAATAGAATGTGCTTCTATTGATTTTACTTCCAATCTAAGAACTAAAAAAAATCGAAGCTTTGACAAACTCAGCTATCAACAAATCTTAGAATCCATTGCAAAAGAAAACAACCTCACTCCAAAGATTGATTTTAACAGAATGGATGAGATTGTCCATATCAATCAAATCAATCAAAGTGATAGTTCTTTACTCTTTCATATTGCTAAAGAACTCAATCTCACTCAAAGCATTAAGAATGATACCCTCATCTTTTTAGAAAAGAACTCCAATAAAAAACCTACAATCACAATGAATGCTGATGATTGTATATCTGTAAAACTGGAATCTTATTCAAAACTCTTCTATAAAAGCGTTGAGGTTACTTATCAAAACACAGAAACCAATGCATTAAAAACGATCCGAATCGGACAGGAAGAACCAACCCTAAAACGTTCCATTCATTCAAAAACTGATGATGAGGCTTATAAGAGAGCAGAAGGCTATTATAAAAGTATCCAATCTGATAAGAGAAAAGGCAGTATTGAATCCATCGGAAGAATTATCTATGCAGGCACAATTTTAAAACTGGGTGGTGATGAAGAGATAAGCGGGGAATATGTGATTAAAAAGATTAGTCATAGTATTGATAGCAGTGGGTGGAGAATGAGTGTGGAGTTCGGGGGATAATTAAATTTAAAGTTTTTATTGTTTTTTGATGATAAATGCTATATACTCTCATCGTTTAACTGATAAACAAGGGTTTTTTTGAAAGAGAAAGCATTCAGAAATTTAAGAATAGCCGATATATTAGATAGGCGAGAGTTTGATGAGTTGAAAGATTTTTCAAGAGAACATTTATGCTCTGTTATTGTAAATCGCCTATATTATGGAGTGTTTTTATTAGCTAAAAGCATTTTGATTGAAAAAGGCTATATAGAAATGGAAGATAGACTCACTCATAGCACTAATCAGCATAACGGGTTATGGTTTAAACTGAATGAGTTATTTCCGAAATTTAGGAACGATATCATAATGATTAGCGATTTGAGGGGAAAACGCAATCAATTGGACTACCAAGAAGATACTTCCGATTGTTTAAGACTATTAGAGTCTTCTATTCTTCAAGCGAAGTATCTGGAAGAATCGTTAAAGGAATTAAAATGAAAACTATTTCAAAACATTTAGATTTTTTTAAAAAAATAAGTCCAATCATAAAAATTAGTTGCCCTTTAAGAAATTTAAGAGTAATACCTGAATATGATGTAAAAGCAGTCAAAGATTTTGCAAAAAGACTAAAAGAACTTGGCGAGGATATTGAATGTGATTTTTTTGAATCTCAAGATATGTATATTATATACATACAAAATGATAAATTCTTAAAACATAGCAAGGCTATTAATAAAATCAGTGCCGAGAATTATAAGAATTATCCAAAAGCTACAATGCCTATTTTATGTTCTTGCTCCGATTTCAGATCGCCGAGCGATAAAAAAAATTATTTTTTAGAATTTGAAATTAACAACAACTATTATATTGATGATAATAGTATGGAATACAAGGCTATGCCTCTTAAAATTCAACTTCATTATCAAAATTTTGGTAAAAAAATCAAAAACCCAAAATTTATGACTATAGGGGGGTAAATGGAAGAAAAAGAACCCTATTTATCATTCATAAACCCAGAGGAATGCGAGCTTGCTGGAATCCAACTCAATGCCATTTCTTTTAGCACAAAAGAAATTATGGGCGTAGATCTAAAAAACTTCTCTCCAAAGCCAAAAACATCTATAGGATTTAGGATTTCAAAATTCTCAAAAAAAGAAGATAAATGCTCGGTTGTTATTATTTTTGCATTGCGATTTGAAGACCCAGCCACAAAAAAAGGAATGAGTATAAATACAGAAGTAATGTCTATTATTGAGACTAAAGGAGAAATAGAGGATGACCATTTAAGATTGGCAACGATATCAAGCTATTATTATATTCAACCAGTTTTTACTCAAATATTAGCAATGGGTGGAATAATAGGATTCATTTTGCCTTTTCTTGATGTATCTAAAATAAAAAAAGAACTTTTATCTTTAAACAATATTGATTCAAAATAATGAGTGACAGAATTGAATATTATTAGAATAATAATTGCGTTTATTATTGCCTTTGCCTCACTATCTTCTACGCCCATTCCCATCCATACAACAGACAAAATCTATTCTCACTACAAACTACACTCTCATTTCTCAAAATACTTCACAAAACAAAACTGCGACATCATCTTAGATAAATTCTATTATTTAAACTGCTATAGCTACAAGCACAAAGGCACCAAAGCAGTTGCCTACCATCTTGAAGCTAAAATCCTTGCAATGGGACCTGCGGGCAAACGCCCTGCCTTTAAACCTGATATGCAAGTCCCTGCCCCCTATAGAACTAAAACTCAAGACTACACCCATAGCGGTTATGACAGAGGGCATACCCTATCCAATCAATCAATGAATGCCACAATAGAAGCTCAAGCCTCTACTTTTTTAATGAGTAACATCACACCACAAAATCCACAGATTAATCAAAGAGTTTGGAGAAAGGCAGAAGATAGAGAAAGGGCAATAGCAAAATTAAAAGGAAGCGCTGAGGTTTTAAATATTATTATTTATCCCAAAGACAAAGAAAAAACGGAATTTATTAAAAATGAGATCGCAATTCCTGTGGGTTATGTAAAGGTGATTGAATCTAAAGATATTCAAGAATGCTATGAGTATCCCAATCATAAAGTCGATGATGAAAGTTTGGAGAGTTATCAAGTGGATTGTAGGGGGTGGGTTAGTCCTCACTAAGATCATCATTTTTTAGTTTTTCTTCAAATTGTTTTTGTATTTGATCTATTTCCTGTTGACTTAATTTTCTAACCCTAAAATCATCCTTATCAAATGTCGTATATCCTGTTTTTTTCGATATATTCTTTATTAATCCACTAGCAATAAAATAGCCAATCTTATTGTCATAGTTACCTTCAAATATGATACTAATTACAATGTTATCATCAATAAAGTCATATTGTGATGCTACATAGTAAAAACTATTATTCATAATATTATTTTGTATTTCTGTATTTAAGTGCTTAAAGTTACCCCATAAAAATGGAAATGATTTTTTTTCTTGATATTTTTCTTTAAATATTATTTTATTTTTAAAAAATTCATTGTAACAATTTTTTAGATTATGTTTATATCCTATATTATTGAAAATGTTCCCTGTTACGCAGTTCCGTAATGCAACACGATAAATTTTAAGGTCATTTTTATCAATGGATTCTCTTAAAATTCTATAGTTATAAGCTAGCGCTTTGCCTAATTTAGCAGCATCTCCTGTTTTAAAAAATTCTGCTTTTAGATTTTCAAAATATTCCCTAGGATAATTTTTTTGAGAAATTATTATATCAGGATTGATACTAACTTTAAAAATTTCATTTTTTTTAATGTTATTTTCAATAAGATTCCATAGTCCAGATATTATAAGGCAAATAAAAAATATATTACGAAAATTTTTATAAATTCTGCCTCTAGGCGATTCCCTTTTTTTTAAACTTGAAAAAATCCAATAAACTACAAAACCAGCCATATATAATCCAAGAATTGTTTTTAAAGCTTCTATCATTTAGAATACTCTCCTATGATATTTATAGTTTTTAATATTATACATAAAATTTACAGATATCAAATACTATTTTTTATTCATTTTTTCTTCAAATTCCTTATATTTTAAAAGTTTTTCTTTTAAATCCATTTTCATTTTTGGAGTAGCGTAAGTTCTTAAAAGATCTATGAGTTCCTGCATTTCACTATCAATTGGATGCATCATATGATTAATATTATTTCTATCACCTTTAATTTGAACGACATTACTCCCAATTGAAATCAGGGAAGATTCATTTTGAGATAATAATAATGTTAATTTTGCTATAGGCTCTGTTATTTCTTCCTCTCCTTTTTTTTCAAGCCTATAAATTTGAATCAAAGAAAGTCCCAACAGATCTCCCCATTTTTTTTGAGTTAATCCCAATTTTTCTCTAATAGCCTTGAATTCATTCCCATTCATAAAAATATCCTTTAAAATTTAATCATAGTTAAGCAATCCTTATTCCTAAAATATTTTATACAATATGAATAATATTGATTGACTTATTATTATTCATATTGTATAATACTATCATAAAACCCCCAAAAGGTTTTAAATCCAAGAAAGGAGATACGATGAAAGCTTTAAAAATGATTGTAACTTTACTCGAAATCATTTATTTAGCCCTTAGTATTTATAAACTACTAAGCGGTTAGCCCCTAAAGGGGTGAGAAGGAGGGGTGATACCCATAAGGTGGCAAGCTTTCAATCGTATCGACTTAATTATATCAAAATGCAAGGAGCATTAAAATGGAAAATATCATATTAGCAATTATCATCATCTTATTAACCATCTATATCTTTCTCTTAGAAAGAAAACTCAATAAGGGAATAGAGAATCTTAATGATGAGGTGAAGTTTCACGGGCATGAGATTTATGCAATCAAATACGAAATCGACCAATTCAAATCAAAACAATCAAAAATGAAAGAAGATATCAACGATATTGAAAAATTAATTCATCAAATTGGTGATAGATCTAAAAAGTCTTTAGATTTAATCCAAAATGCCCAATCAACAGGAGAAACAAAATGACAATTACAATTTCTTATAAAAAAGGAAACGAATTCAGACTAAAAAAATGGGAGGCAAATAGCTACACAGAACTATTTGAGAAAGAATTTACGGAAGCAGGATATTTAAAAACATTTGAAGAATTTTATCAAGAAATTCTAGAAGAAATCGAAGATGAAATCGATGGCTTATTTAAAACTAGAACAGAACGCAGTCTTTTTATGCAATTATCTGAAACCAAAAAAAGAGAAATTGTTAGGGAACCATTTAATATAGATACTACAGATAACGTTGTCTTTAATAGGAAATATGGATTCCCTAAAGGTCTCATTGCACCACAAGAAGCACTAAAAGACAGAGAGAGTTTATGCAAGTGGTTTATTAGAGAGAAGTTATCAAAAAATCTATCTAAGTATTCCGATTATAGCCATTATTCTGTTACAGAATCCCAAGAGAATTAAAATAAAATAAAGGAGTTAAAATGAAACAAGAAGAAATTAATCAAGAAATCAAAAGATTAGAAGAAAGAACAAAGGATAGAACATTTGGGTTAGTAGAGACTTTTAGTGATGAGACCTATGAGGCATTAATTAATTTTAAGATTTCTAAAATAAAAGCTCAAATGAATGTTTTAGAAGAAGCCTATAAAAGTCTATTAGATGCTATGGAAAACGCAGACTCATTTTATAAAAGACCATTGACTGCAAAAGAAAAATATCAACTGGTTAGCGGTTATTTTACTAAGTGTGAAATTATATCTTAGCAGATACTTGGGGATTCCAATAAAATAAATTAAATAAAAGGAGTTTTAATGTTTCGCAAAGAAATACCCGAAGAACTTATAAAATTAAATGAGAGATTTGAAAATGAATTTAATCTTGTAATCTATGAAAAAATCAATCTTTTAAAAAAAGAGATTGATATTTTGAATCTAACAATTGATAGACTCAAGAACTTGGCGAAGTCTGATTTTTCTTACTTTTATAAAAAAGAATCTGTCGAAGCATATTTAAAGCAACTCCAAGAGTGGAGAGATTTGCTGTTACATCCAAGTCTTTAATTGTTTGTAATGCTTTATTTACAATAGTCTCTCGGCATTTGTTTATAAATTCAATTTCTTCTGTTTTTGTAGGGTGTGGTTTCCCTACAAAAATTTTTATAGCCCCATCTAAAATTGCCATATCTCTTTGAGAATCTTTAATATAAATCAAAACAACTGCCCTGATTTCTTTAAGACATTCCATTACAAGGTCTATTCTGCCATAGTTATATTGACCTTCACTGAAATTGTCTATCACCACGCCTAGATGAAAATCAAGCTTTGTATCCGCTTGAATTAATCTTGATACTTGCTCCTTTACAAAAGAGATATTTTTGTCATCAAGTTTTTATCAAGTTGCAAAGAACTTATAACCCATCCTGCAACAACTCCAAAAGCTGTAAATAATGAAACGATTAATGTCACCCAATCCATCTATAATCCTTTGTTTTCCAACACAAAGCAATAAGGGTTCCAAGCTCCATAAAAGAGGCTTAGCCTCCACTCTTTGACTACTACAACAATCACTACTCCTATTATTACTTTTAAACAATACTGCTAAAGGGATTGGGGATTTTATTTATTATTCATATTGAATAATAAATAACTAAATCATCTTGACTTTTTTGATATTCATATTGTATAATTATATATTCAAAATGATGAAAGGAAAAAAATGAAAAAATCAAATGGCATTTATAGTCCTTGCAGAGGAAAAATCGCGGAAGATTTTTTAAATGTTAGAAATATGTGTAAAAAGTTAAAAATTCCAAGAGACAGCTTTTATAAACTTATTGCAAGCTCCAAAAAAAGAAAAAAATTTAAAAACATCAAGCTTAAAGAGCTTATTGATAACGGCTACATCATTTACGTAGGCGATGAGGTCTCTGAATCCAAAGAAGGAGTAGAACAATGAGAGAATTAATCCATATCGTGGTATCCGCCCAAGAAGTCCAAAGCAACCAAAACGATGAGGTATTAGTAGAACTCAAGAATATCATCGCCAAGCAATCTGAATCACTCAAGAGTGTTAATGATTCTTTAGAAATTATGCGTTCCATCGTGAGGAATCTCAAAGAAAGAGTTGCCGTTTTGGAAGATAAGGGGGTGTGAGATGACAGAAACAGAATACAGAAGAATGTTAAAAATTTCAATCACCCAATCATTGATTCAAAAATATGGGGCGATTCTCAGTTTTAAAGAGATGGAGAACGTTATCCCCTTAAGAGAATTTACTATCAGAGACAAAATCACTAAAGGGGCAATAGATTTACCCCGATACACTCAATTAGAAGGCAAACGCGTTTTTTTAGCCAATGATATCGCAGAATGGATGGTTGATAACGACCTCAAATTCCCCAAAGACTAAAAAATATGAAAGACAAAAAATTAAAAGGCTTTCCTATGAAGAAAAATAAACAATTTAATTCCAATCCCCTTCTTATCAAAGGCAAAAAAGCAGATTATAGCCCTAGATGGTTCTTTGAATTTGAAGGCAAAATCTATCAAAAATTCAATTTTGAAAGAGCTTATCAAAGGAATTTTATTTATCCCATTATCGATGACTCAAGAAGATAAGAAGATTTCTTGTTATTTACAAATTTGAAGTCTTAGGCTTGTGGGAATAAAGGAGATTATCAATGAAAATGAAACACTTTAAAAAACAAAACAATCAAACAGAATATTTGCTTTGTAATCTCTATCAAGGGTATATCTCTGAAGAAACATTCATTGTTTGTTTTGTACCTTTAATACAAAAAGATTCTTCTACTTCAATGGAATCTTTTTTAAAACCCACCATTGAAAAAACCCTCAATGAATATCAATTCAAAGATGGAGTATTTGTGATTGAGGTTAAATATAAAAACAATCCTGCCATTTTAATGGAGGTTGTTTTAAACAGGGGCAAGGCAACTCAATTAGTGGCATTGCTATAAGAATAAAGAATAAAAAAATAAATCAATTAAAAAGGAAAGAAATGGAAACTATTAAAAAAGCACTCCAAGAAATGAGCGAAAAACTTTTAGCAATTTCAGAGGATTTTGAACTAATTGAAGATGAAGAGTTTAAAAGAACTCTATTGACAGATTTGATTGTCTGTGTGAATTATATTGAAAAACAAATTCAAAGAAAGGATAGAGAATGACAAAATTTTTTGAAACAAACTATAGAGAATTGTGGAAAAATATGGATATAAATAAAAAATCAGAAGTGCGACTTTTGAGAGAAAAGAGAAAGGAAGCACTAGAACAAAACACTTTATTAGAAATGATTTTGTTTTCTATAGGAATCAACAAAGAACATATCCCATTAAGAGCATTCTATAGCACAAACTTTAAAAAAGATGAGGACGACTTAAAAAAATATGTCAAAAAAACAATTGAAGATTATTTATTAACAACAAAAATCAAGACTGGCGAATTCATTGCTATAGTAAATCTTAATGATGATGATTTTTATGGGTTTTGTTTTAAATATAAAAATCAAAGCATTAAAAAATTTTATCAAATCGAAAAATAAAAATGTCAAAAACACATATTTTTAAAGACTATTTAGGATATTCCTCAGGAATGGATAGTATTAGAATATGTGTGGCGACTGAATCTCTTAACATCTTTTTAAAGAAATTAGGACTTTTTCATAAAAAGAGAAAAACCACAAGAAACAAGCAAATTGATTTCTATGTGAAACAAAAATTTAAAAACTATCAATCTGACAATGAAAAGCATAAATTAGATATCAAATACATCAATCTCAAGCGTGGAGTCAAATCATTATCAAACACAATATTAATTATCAAAAATTCTAAGACTTGCCACGAATATTCAAAAAATAATAAAAAAAGCTATGCATACTTTACAGAGGTTGTCTTTGCAGGATTGCACCAACCCAGCAAGGACATCGAGCCTTTAACACTTAAAATCTTAAAAGCATTTTTAAAAAGATACAAAGTCCATTCTATAGATTTAGCAGTGGATTTTGATTGGGAGAGAAGTGTGAATAACACTAATCGCCCTCTCTTTCAAGAAGCTACAAAACCCTACCAAACAGAAGGGATTAAACCCAATATTAGGAATGAAGGGAGTGGGATGTATCTCAATAATCCTAATCCTGATACAGGGCTTTTAAAAATTCTACTTTATGACAAATATAAAAAACAAACCGAATATCACAAAGAAGCCATTAAAGAAGAGCTAAAGAATTGGAAACGATTAGAGATTACAATCAAGACTAAAACTAGATTCTTTGATTGGATAGAAAAAGATGGAGCAAATGCAGGCATTGATATTATCAATGATATCACGCAAAGATTAGGAGCAAGAGGCGTGATGGGTGTTTCTGTAGAAATGCTAAGCCTGCAAATTCAAAAGCTTAAAGATTTAAGGCGATCAATCAGGTTTAAGGCGTGGGCGAAGGAAGAGGCTATAAACAAGAAGAATCCTAAGATGAGGGTTTAAAACAAAAAGAAAAAATGGAAAATGTTATAATTAATTGAAAAAAGAGAAAGGATAGGAATGGAAAAAATAATTGGTTTTTTAGGACAAATAATCATATTGGGCTTGCAATCTCTGTTTATAGCAATCATTTTGATTGCTTTTGTAGCTTTAATTTTTTTTACATATCAGGGAGCAAAATTCACTATAAAAGAGTTTAAGATTTTTAAAAAAGATGATAAGAAAAAATAAAATATAAATTAATAGGACAATCAGGGATTTGGATCTTGCGACCCATAAACCCCAGTCTTCAGATCTTTTCTTTATCTAAATAACCCAAATTTATAAGTCGGTATTTCATTGCATCGTAAGAAACTCTGAACCGATTTGCCATTCTTTTAATAAATTCTTCTAAACCGATTTCTTCAAAATCAGGACTCTCGGTAAGTTTTCGAGCTTCTTTAGCGATAAACTTAGCAGGCATCAAAAATCTGGCTGCAAAGTCATTAGCCCTTCTTTCCATCGAATTGCTTATCCCATTCCTATAAAGCGTGTTAAAATCATCTTTTATAGGACCTTGATAATTTTCAGGGTTTGGCAAGATATCATTTACAATATGCCCTAATTCGTGTGCTAGAGTGAAGCTTTGCCTGACTTCAGACACAGTATTATTCAGCCATATTTCAGGATAACCTTTTTCAAGATAAACGCACCCATCTAAAGCTAGTTTTTCCCATTCGCGTTTTTCATCAATTTTTATGTTAAATTTATTGCGTAAAATGGTTTTTATATCTATCGGAACATCTTTCATTCCAATCAATTCTATAATCTGTTCGGGAGTTTTATTTATGAGCATTTTTTTCAGTTCATCAAGCTTCATTTTTTTCCCTTTGCTTTTTATGAATCTTTTCTATTATATCGGTATTTCTTATATCATCTGTAAAATTTTCATTATTTGATGTTTTTCTTGAATCTGACGTCAGCTTTTGAATATCGTTCTTAATTTTTTGAATATCGTCCTCAATAAGCCCTATTCTTTCAATATCACTCTCAATTAAACCTAAAAACCTTGATTTAAATTCTTCTTTTTTAATAATCTTCGTAATAAAATGATCTAAAACAGATGAATCTTCTGCAATTTTGTCTAGTGCAGAATCAAAATGTTTCTTGAATTCATCATCTGTTTTTTTAGTGAGCATTTTTTGAAAATAAAATCCGTAGCCACCAACACCTAATGTTACAATTGTAGCAACACCTGTTATGATCGCTATGCAAACTGTCATTGTAGTTAAGATTGCAGAAGTATCCATATATTTCATAACTCCAAACTAGAATAATCAGAATCAAGCAAAAAATATTCCTAATTCTTATCCCACAATCTATCTACCCATTCTTTACCACTATCAGGCATAAGGTGGGAGTAACGCATTGTCATTTGAATATCTTTGTGGTTTAGGAGTTTTTGAATAATCTGTATGGGTGTGCCTTGTATGGCAAGATGGGAAGCAAATGTGTGCCTTAGCGTGTGGATTACGACTTTTTGTTTAGTGGAGGGGTTGTTTTGATTGAAGAGTTGGTTAAAAACTTCACGCAAACGTTCTGTAAGTAAGCGTTTTGATCTTTGAATAACTTTATCATCATCTTGGAGATTATCCCACTTTTTTAAAATCAATTCTATAGTTTCACTATTGAGGTAGCCTTGATATTTGGAAGAGTTTTTAAAATCATTCAAAGCGATTGTTTTAGTTTTTAAATCAATATCCTTTTTTCTAATCTCTAATAAAGTCATCAGCCTTGCACCGGTGCAAAGTGCTAGATTAACGAATAATAAGCACTCATACTCGTTTTTCAATGCCTTTTTAAGCAATAAGATTTCATCTTTTTTTAAAAAACGTTCTCGCTTGTTATCAATATTTAAATTTTTAAAATTATCAATATGCGGATTTTTAATCCCGTATTCTGATTCTGCAAATTTAATGATTTGTTTAACCAACATAATCGCTCTACTAATTGTGGCTGGCGATAGTTTCTCCCTTAATTCTATTTTTAAATCATTGATTTCTTTTTGGGCGATATTTTCTACTTTTTTATCCATTAAAAAATCTATCGATTTAACTGCTCCCTTGTATGTTGATAAAGTCTTTTTTCTCAAATGTGATTTTTGAACTTCTAGAAATCTAGCAACCGCTTCGGAGAATTTAACAGGCTTTCTATCAACATAACTATGCTCTAACTCTATCTTTTTGTTAAAAGCCTTTTTTTCATTCCACCCTTGAAACTTGCTCCCTACTCTTTGTTGATGTTGTTTGCCATCCTTGCTGAATCTCACATAATATGCGATATCACCATTTTTTAATCTATTAATCTTTACACCCTCGTATTTTGTGGTTTCCAT